CAACTTTTCAAAAAATTTCTGAAATCAATGAATATCTTATAGAGCAAAAAATTAGAGATAAAGTTACGGCTGTAAATACAGCATTATATGATGCAGCTGGTGAACGAAGAACATTTATTCATCCCAGATGTAAAGAACTAATAAAATCTCTACGGACGCTAACTTATGCACCAAACACAGGTATGCCAAACAAGAATTTAGGAGTTGACCACGCATTTGACGCTTTCGGTTATCTTTGTTTACAGCAATTTAACTTAGCGAAACCAGAGACACTCGGCCAAACTTCGTTTAGAATATACTAAGATACCTAATTCTTACTATGCCTTATCACACTGGGATGAAGAAAAAGAAGAAAAAAAAGAAGGGAGGTAAGAAACGTAGTGAATGTTCCTGTAAATAAAGCTCTTTACGCTAGAGTAAAAGCCGAAGCCAAGCGTAAGTTCAAGGTATATCCTAGTGCTTATGCTAATGCGTGGCTTGTACGAGAGTATAAGAAACGTGGTGGTACTTACCGAGTGGAGAAAAAACGTGGCAAAAAGTAGCCCAAATCCAAGAGCAAAAGGTGGCTTAACCCGTTGGTTTGAAGAAAACTGGGTTGATGTCAAAACTGGCAAACCTTGTGGTCGTAAAAAAGGCGAAAAAAGAGGCTATCCAGCTTGCAGACCCAGTAAACGTGTATCAAGTAAGACACCTAAGAC